CGTTAAGACCAGAAGCAGGGAAACCATCAGCACCTGCACCAGCAGCAGCAAATGGGTTCGCAGCCATTCCGTAACGTGTCTTAAATCCGATTTTAGGTTGGAAGGTATTCTCACCAACCGCACGAACCATCTGTAGTGGAACGTATGGGCAGTAGAAGAAACCAGCATCATAAGGAGATGTACCCTTATAACCAGCAACATAGTACTGAGAAGCAGCTACGTTGGCAGAATAAGGATCGACATATACCTTATAACGACCATTCATCACACCAGCGAATGTGGTGGATGTATCGTCTACGTTAAGGTTGTTGTTAAGAGCAGGAGTGTAATCAAGCACACCAGCCATCTGAAGAGCGGAGGCAACGTCTGCTGAACAAATCAACATATTACCTTTACCCCTACGAGTCTGTTGACCAATAGCATTGGCATCACGCTCGATCTGGAACATCAGACCTTTAAACTTCTCAACAGACCAACGTCCGTTAGAGTCTGTGTCAAGGTCAAAAGTACCAGCAGTCGTTGTGTTAACTTGAGCACCGGCAACAGCCGTTACATACAAGGAACGAACAACTTCACGGTTGATCTCAGCAAGAATTTCCGTGGAAAGAATGTTAGAGAGTTCTGTCTCTGCATCCAAACCGTGGATTGCTTTGAGGTCTTGAGCAAGTTCCATTGTGTACTCAGCTTTGAGGGCACGTGTAACTGCTGTAACCGTTGTCTTTTCGATGCTGAATGCCATCTCTGCGAAAGAGTTAGCAGCTGCATCACCCAATGCTTCACCTTGAGCAGTAGTCATACCTGTAGGACTTGTGTAAGTTCCAGCAGGACTATCGTTCAGAAGTTTAGGGTTAGTGCCTGTCATTGCAGAAGAAGTCAAATCACCAGCGGCATCATCGTTAGAGAAACCTGTGTTTGCTTCATCAACAAGAGCTTCTGCACCATCAGAAGATGCAAACTTTGCTCGCATTGCAAAGATTAAGCCCGTGGGGCCAGTCATTGGTTGAACACCACATACGTCATACGCAATGAGGTTAGGCATTGCACGGCGAACGAGTGAAATCAAAATTGGATCCCAGTTTGAAATCTGTCCACCTGTACTGTTAGTAGGTGCTGCTTCTGAAAGAAAACTTGCGTCTTCCCGCATTGCTTTTTCTTGGTTTTCCAAGATGAGAGTGGTAACAGCCCGCTTGTAAGAATCACCAATCTTTTCCAGATCGGGATGTTCTAGGACTGGCTGCCACTTTTCTTGTAGATGTTCTGTTTGAAACATTTGTTTCTCCTTTTTTTATTTACATCTGTTATAATTTATGCACTCGCCTTATGATCACGACTGATAGCTGACATATACTTTTGCATAGTATCAGTCGTATCAACGTCCTGTGCGGTGCCACCATCTTCATCATCAAAAGAAGTTCCTGCGCTACTGGAAGGTGCAACTTTAGGGAAATAACTTTCCTTTAGAGTGGAGAGTTTTTCACGGAAAGACTCTTCATCTGCAAAGTCAACATCTTCAGTAAGTGACTTGAACTTTTCAATCTCTGTGTCTGCTAAATCTTCTGAGACTTGAGCAATAACTTGCTCACGAACCAATGCAGAATTTGAAGTTGAAATTTCAACATTCTTCTGAATTTCTTCGTTAATCTTCTCTTCTAACTCAGCAATCTTTTCTGATTGTGCTTCCAGAACGTCATATTTTTCGTCTGGAACGTCAATATAGTGATCTTCAAACAACTGTTTCAGTCCAGAGATAAAGTCTTCTGCAATTTCACCTTTAAGTCCACGTTCAATTGCCAACTCGTTCTCTTTAGTCCATTCATCTACAACATAGTTGAGGTAAGTATCGACTTTCTCAGTAAGTTCATCTTTGAAAGTTTCAACTTCTACTTCTTTTTCACTATTTACAGCCTCTATAATACGTTCTACTTCTGAACGCATCTTAGACTTAACAGCAGCTTCAAATACTGTAGCTGCCTTTTTCTTAAACTCTTCAGAAAATTCTTCACCCTCTGTAAGAGCTTCAACGTCTTCTTTGATGGAGATAGATTTGATTTTCTCTTCAATTTCTGCTCTCGCATCTTCAAGAGCTTTTAACTCTTGTTTTGTCTCTTCGTCTTGCTGACCCGTCTTCATCATGGAACTGTATGCAGCTTGAAGGTCTTTTTTCTTCATTCCCTTCATTGCTTTGTCCATAGCAGCCACTAATGCTGTTTTTGTCTTAGGCATATCCATACCTTCATTATGTTCTTCAGATACGAGAACTTGAACGTCTTCAGCCATAACTTTTTCTTCTACGCCATGTTTGAATTGAACGTCATACCACTCGACAAATCCTTCATCATCGGGAATAGCGTGTGAACCATGAATGGGTTTTCCAAGACCAAACTCAGGATGTTCAATGACTGTTGCACAATCATGGTCTTTAGAATGACAAAGTTCACGAATTTCGTCTTCTGTGTAACCTTCCTTCATTTTTTTCATTTTGTCTGGGCTTCCTTCGCCTTTTTGTCGTGGATCACCAGATATTTCTTTTGCAGATGCAGCTACTTTCTTTGCAGGAGCATCTTTTTGATCTGGATCGACAACAGCGGCGCCAGTATCTTCTACTTCACCGCCTGGTGTTGAACCTTTTACTTTCTTTTGACCTTCAGCAGGAGTAGCACCCTTTTTAGGTGCATCGGCTCCATTAGCTTCCTCGATCTCTTCGAGTTCCGCCAGAACCTCTGCTTCAAGTTCCTCAATTGTTTTGTCTAATTCGGACATAGGGTGTCTCCTTAACTAGTTTTTGTAATATTTATTTATAAATTAGAGTTTTTCAAGAAATTTAGCAAACTCTAAAGCTTCTAAATTTACTTGTCTTTGATGCCTCTTTACATCAAATTTCTTTTTTAAATCTGCAACGTGTGCTTCCACAAGTGATCCATTGTTCCAAACCCACTCTTTTCCCTCCATAATACCTTCTACGAAAGCATTAGGAGCAGATGGGTCTGCTACGATATCAGCAGCTGTTGCAAGATAAAAATCATCACTTACCACATTGGCTCCGCCTTTTTGTCTCAAACTTCCCATACCTCTAGAGGAAACACCTAGTTTTGCACCTTCATCCATTAAATTTTTAACTATCTTACCCATAGGTGTGTCCATTATTTTAGCTTCACCAATAAAATTTTTACCGTCAGGCTTTAATGATGTAATCATGTGAGAAACCCTTTCCAGATTGACTGTTGGCCCGTCTGGATGTCCTAGTTCGCCAAATGCCCGATTTTGCTCAATAAAATTTTTATTATACTTTCTTACTTCTTCATCAAGTACTTCCATAGGATATACTCGTCCATTACGATTCTTTATGTCCGCTTGCATAAAAATACCACGAATTTTGTAATTCTTTCCACCGTTCTCTTTCTCTTCGGTGATATATTCTACTTCTTCGACTGCTTCAGAGATTAATTTTACTGTATCCATTGTGTTATCCTTATGATATGTTATCGTAACCTGATACTTTTTTGCATTTTAGAATTATAAATCCAACACACGCACTGTCATTTTCATAGAAAATATCTCCAGTAACACCAGAACCAGCGTTGTTTGCTATTGAAGGTAGAGTCTGACCACTCACATTAAAACTACCATTTCCGTTTAATGTTAATGCAGTTACATTAGATGTAGCATCAAATTCTATTTCTGTTACAGAACTAACTGACCATTGACAAGCAACAATTGAAAGTCTAGGATTAGTGGCTGCACCAGCTAATTCTGATGCATCAACAATTTTTGTAGCAGTTCCATTTGTTCCTGTAATAGTAGTTTTAATTATATACTCAAAGTCTGAATCTACCAATTCTTGTGTTGTATATGCCATATATCAGCTCCTAAATCGACAACATTTCTCTTTCAAAATACTTTAAAAGTTCCTTTTCGGGAACTCTAAACTTTTTTGATGTATCTTTGATACTTTTTTCAAAACTATTTAGGAAATCTGAAGGTTTAGAATCCATTTTTTTGAAAATTTGATCGACAGCATCCTTCATCTTAGGAGAAAGTCTTTTATACTCCTTAGATTTCTTGTGTTCATCTTTTTCAACTAAAGACTCATATAGAGAATCAAATCTCATTACTCTTCTTCTTCCTCTTGAGAAACACTCATACTCTTTACAAAAGTACTTGCAATTTCTTTACGTTTTGTTTCTAAAGTATCACCAACCTTTGTGGCCATACTTTTAGTGAAAACATTTTCTGCTTCCATATTATTTCCATCTGTAATTGCATTTACAAATTCTCTACTCATAATTAATTTCCTTCCTCTTCTGGTTTTTCATAATCTGGCATCTGATCTGGTGTAATAATACCACCACCACCATCTTGTGGGTATCTTGTAATACCATCACCACCATCTGGTACATCAATTCCACCATCCATTGGATCAGTATCAACTTCACGTTGAATCTGTTTTCTCATCTCATCTATCTCAGCATCATTCATACGTAGAACTTTCTTCAATACATATTCTTTACTAAAGAATGTTCCAACATAGGATTGTATACTTTCTAGTGACTGTATTCTATTCTCTAGAAGCTCTGCATCTTTTAACTCTGAAAAATGACCATCCTGTAAGAAGTCATACTGAAGATGTTCTTGCATCATTGGCCAATCGTCTGGTGCGATAACTCCCTTTAACAATAGTTGAGTTTTAAGAATGTCTGTAAAGAGTGGTGTGAACTTCTTACGAATACGTTGCACGAACTTTGTAAACTTGAGTTCATCTCTTGTAATCTCTGTAGACCTTCCAAGAGAAAATCCTGCTTCACTATCCATTCTTGAAATAGGAACATTGAGAGACTTGTAAAGTTTCTTTTGAAAATATACAATGTCATCAATCTCACCAAGATTAGAACCGCCTGGCAATGTAGTAATTTCTGTTCCTCGACCACCTTCTCTTCGTGGAAGCCAGAAATCTTCCAACATACTCATATGATTTCTATCGTCACGTATCTCACCAGTACTTGCATCATACACTAACTTATTACGATAGCGGTTCATAACATCTTTGAGATATTGCTCTGCCTTAATCTTCGGTAGATTACCAACATCAATGTAGAATATTCTACGTTCTGGTGCTCGAGAGATACGATAGATAACCAAAGCATCTTCAATCATACGTAACTGATTAACAGGTTTGATTGCTTTGTGTAGATAAGAAAGTACTCTACCAGTATTACCATCAATAAGTCCAGAGGGACAATACGCAATAGCATCAGCAGAAATTTTTATACCTGATCCTTGACCACTTAAACCAGCAGAATTAAGTCCTCTTTCATTATAAAGAAAATAATCTTCAACTTTTTCTGTTACTTCTACACTAGATTTAACTTCTTGTTTCTTTTTAAGTTGTCTTACTTTTCTAATCTTAGTTGGATCAATATATCTAAGTTCAATGATACCCTGCTTAGGATTTTTGGTATCTATAATTTTGTGAAAGAATACTCTACCGTCAATATACCAACGTCTGAAAACGTCATGGCCTTTTTGTTCAAAATGAAGTAACCTTAGAACTTCCATAAATTCTATTCTAATTTTACGTTTAATTTTTTCTGGAAAAGGTAATCTATCTAAAGTAATCTGTACTGGTACATCGTCCTCATTAGAAATAACTCCCTCGTTTACGATATCTTCTATTGCAGTATCACACTCTGGTTGTTGTGCAATATCACGATACCTACGAATTAAATCTATTTCAGTACGTTCTCTACCATCTTGATCTAAAATTTGTCCAAAGAAACCACCACCGGCAATATCAATAGTGCCATCATCGGAAGTGGGGGAAGTGAATGATGGTACACTTCCCTCCGACTTCTTTGGTCTTTCTATACGGAACCCGAAAAGTTCAGCCATAATATCTCCTACTCATTATATTTAGTAGGTTAAAATTAGAAGCTTACGCCACTAGGTTCAAAGTGTTGATACTGCCAAGTTACATCGAAAGTTTCAATTGCTGTTGCTTCCTCATTTGATAAGTCAATTTGACTAATTGTCAATGGATATGCTGATCTAAAGATATAACTCTTTAGTACAGTATCGTCA